CGGAGGACCATATCAACTTATTGTGTTCCACTTTCTCATCGGTATCTCAGCATACATGGGACGACAATGGGAACTTAGTTATCGATTAGGAATGAGACCATGGATATGTGTAGCTTATTCCGCACCTGTTGCTGCATCCTTTGCTGTCTTCCTCGTGTATCCATTCGGACAAGGGAGCTTTAGTGATGGTATGCCTCTTGGTATTTCAGGGACTTTCAATTTTATGTTTGTCTTTCAAGCGGAACACAATATCCTTATGCATCCGTTCCATATGCTCGGTGTTGCAGGGGTATTCGGTGGAGCTTTATTCGCTGCTATGCATGGAAGTCTTGTTACTTCTTCGCTTATCCGTGAGACGACAGGCTTAGTTTCACAAAACTATGGATATAAATTCGGTCAAGAGGAAGAGACGTATAACATTGTTGCGGCTCATGGCTACTTTGGGAGACTTATTTTTCAGTATGCCTCTTTTAATAATAGTCGTAGCTTACACTTTTTCCTTGCTACTTTCCCCGTCGTTTGCATATGGATTACCAGTATGGGAATCTCCACTATGGCTTTTAATCTCAACGGCTTTAACTTTAACCAGTCCGTCGTCGATGCCAGTGGAAGAACAGTCCCTACATGGGCTGATGTCCTCAACCGTGCCGATCTAGGCATGGAAGTAATGCATGAAAGAAACGCACATAATTTCCCGCTTGATCTAGCGGCTAAAGAGATCGCACCTATAGCCTAACGATACTTCCGTTCATCCTTTCGGGACGCATGAAACCTTAGACATGGAACGGGGTCTGAGGTATTGAGGTTTTACTATGACTCAACTAGAACTACAAGCTCGTATCAAAGAGCAGAACATTTTAGAAAGAGAAATGAAACTTAAATATCGTGGCATCGCTTACTACAAATCTTACAAAAACTAATTAAATGAAAAAACTTGCACTTGTCCTAGCAACCACTCTTGTTTCTACACCTGCAATGGCTGGACCATATGTCAACGTAGAAACAAATGCTGACTACACTGGATCAGACTACACATCAAGAGCTACAGACCTACACATAGGTTATGAAAATGAACTCGGTTCACTTGCTTACTATGTACAAGGTGGTAAAACAATTAATGCTGCTGATGGGGTTGATTCAGAGTCTAATTTCTCTGGCAAGCTTGGTGCTTCTGTCTCTGCTACAGATAAGCTTGGCCTCTATGGGGAAGTATCTTTCGCACAAGTGGAAGACGCTGATAACACCTACGGTACAAAACTAGGAGCTAAGTATTCATTCTAATGGCACAAGATACAAAACCATCTAGACGCTGGGAGAAACCAGCTGAAGAAGAAAAGAAGGAGTCTGAGTAATGTCTCAACAAAGCTCTCACTCTCCAGCCTCAGTGACTTGGTTAAGTCCTGAGCCAGAAAAAACTGAAGAAAAAAAAGAAGAAAAATTCGATGAGGATATCTCTTTAGAAGAAGCTCTATCTACCTTGTGAAGAAAATCAATGAGTTATGGCTAGTAGCATTTTTTGCTCTAGCCTTTTTCATTCATATTGAAGTTCTACATTTGAACTTCCATAGTAGAGAGACACCTAAGTGTCTTTCTAGCGAGCTTAGTTTAGCGGTAAAACTCTAGCCTTCCAAGCTAGGTTCATCGGTTCGATTCCGATAGCTCGCTTTTGGCTTTTGGCCCGTACGCGGATACCCATTAGCCGTCTAGACGGTGGGAAAGACCACAAAAACAAACGTTTTAATTTGCTAGCAAGGGTAAATATACATTCAATACATTTTAAATTAAAGAAAAATGGCACAACAAAGTACGCACAGTACCGCGCCCGTAACCTTTCAAGGTAGAGCGAACGCTACTGGTAATGCGTCAAACAATAGAGATCTTTATCTTAAGATCTTTTCTGGAGAGCTGTTTAAAGGCTTCCAGCATGAGGCCATTGCACGTGATCTAGTTACAAAGAGAACCCTTAAGAATGGTAAGTCTCTGCAGTTCATCTACACAGGTAGAACGAAGGCCGAGTACCACATTCCAGGTCAGTCCATCTTAGGTAACAGTGACAATGCACCTCCAGTAGCCGAGAAAACAGTGACGTGTGATGACCTATTAATTAGTTCAGCATTCGTTTACGAATTAGATGAGACACTTGCTCACTATGAGTTACGTGGAGAAATCTCAAGAAAAATTGGTTACGCTTTAGCACAAACATATGACCGTAAGATCTTTAGATCTATCGTTCGTGGTGCTCGTGCAGCTTCTCCAGTAAGTGCTACAGGTTTCGTAGAACCAGGTGGATCTCAGATCCGTGTTGGTACTACAGCCCAAGCTAACAACGCATACGATTCTGATAAACTAGTAGATGCTTTCTATGATGCAGCTGCAGCCCTAGATGAAAAGGGTGTTAGTGGTGCAGGAAGAGTAGCTGTTCTTAACCCAAGACAGTACTATTCACTTATCCAGAACGTATCATCTAATGGTCTAATCAACCGTGACGTACAAGGTTCAGCCTTACAGTCTGGTAACGGTATCATTGAAATTGCAGGCATCAAGATCTACAAGTCAATGAACGTACCATTCTTCGGAAACTATGGTACTAAGTTAGGTGGTTCCGCTGGAGCTGCTGATCCTGGTGAGACTTCACCTGGAAACTTAGGTACATTCGTTGGCGAAGATATGCTCGACGACGAAGCTGTAACTGGTACTAACTATGGTTCACGTAACAACTACGGTACTGATGAAAGATTCGCACATTCTTGTGGAATTATATTCCAGAAGGAAGGCGCAGCTGTAGTTGAAGCAATTGGACCTCAAGTCCAAGTTACATCAGGGGATGTGTCAGTGGTTTACCAGGGAGATGTCATTCTAGGACGTCTCGCAATGGGAGCCGACTACCTAAACCCTGCTGCTTGTGTAGAACTTGTTGCTGGTGCAGCTCCTGCTACATCTGGCTCTAACACACATAGCTGGTAATATATTTTTTGTTCATATAAGGGGGTCTTCGGACCTCCTTTTTTTTATTCATATTTCTTATGACAGCTCCCAATACAACAGATACCGATACAGAACTATCCGCAGTAAATACAATACTGGGAGCGATTGGACAATCCCCAGTTACAACGCTTGGTACATATACAGTTAACAGTAATCAGATCGCTACTTACGATAACCCTGAGATAGCCTTTGTACATAACCTATTGAAGGAATCTAATATAGATGTACAGAATGAAGGATGGTCATTTAATACAGAGAATCATTGTCATAAAACAGCTGATTCAAATGGTTATCTACAATTTGATAGTAATGCACTAAGGATGGATTTCTCTGATACAGAGGATAAGTTCTACGATGTAGTTAAAAGAAACAACCGTCTGTATGACAAGGTTAATCATACCGATGTCTTCACAGCAGGTGACGAATATAGAGTAGATATTGTTTGGCTATTTAGCTTTGACGATGTACCAGCTATATTTAAAAGACTCATAACATATAGAGCTGCAGGTAGAGCTGCTACTCAATTAGTCACTAACCAACAACTTGTTCAACTTATACAAGTACAAGAGCAGAATGCTAGAGCTGCATGTATGGAGTACGAATGCAATCAAGGTGACCATAACTACTTAGGTTATCCACATGAGTCGTCATTTAATACCTACAAACCTTACATAGGATTGGCACGATAATGGCAGGAATATCTCAACAAATCCCAAACTATATATTAGGTATATCAGAACAGCCAGACGAGTTAAAGCAGCCTGGACAAGTAGTAGATTTAAAAAATGGTATTCCTGATATAACTCATGGTCTAGTCAAGAGACCTGGAGGTAAATTAATATCAGCTATCACACCTAACAGTGGTACTTTAAGTTGGTTCCATGTCTATGAAACAGAAGAAGATCAATACATAGGATGTGTAAAAACTGATGGTGTAATTCAGATGTGGCGTACCAGAGATGGTGCTGTTATACCTGTAGATTATGCATCAGTTCCTGGTACTAACCTATGTAGCTACCTAACTGGCTGGACTAAATCTACAGATATCCAACCATTAACTTTAAACCAAAGTACATTCCTTACTAACAGAACTCAGGCAGTAGGAATGAAAACTAGTGCTTCAGATTTATCACCTGCTGAAGTACATGAAGCAATCATTGAAATAACAACAGTTTCTTATGGTAAGCAATACGCTTTAGATTTATATGACCCAGCTGATACAACAACAACAAGTACCACAAGAGCTACATCTATTGAGATAGATGAACACTCTACTCACGGTCATTATTGGGGAGGTGAATCTCCTAGTGAAGGTAAGTGTAAGAAGATGGGTAGAGCTGTTATAACAGTAGCTCCTAACACCGTAAGAACTGGGACAAAGAATTTGAGGGTTGATTACGATGTTAGATGTCAACCTGTAGTAGACCCTTCTAACCCTGGGGATAGTTCGAGTGGTGCTCAGTACGACAATGCTTATCAGCCTTTTATAAAACTTCAGTTTGGTGGAGAAGGTTTTCTAACT